TTCAGATTCTGCTTCTTCTGCGGCGGGTTCTGCCTCAGCTTCTGCCTCAGCAAATGTCTCTTCCTGAGGTGCGCTTTCCGCGTCGGAGTCGTTGACACTTTCGGACGTCTGCATAGCTTCAAACTCCTCTGTCAGTTCTTCGATAGAAAGTTCTTCGATAGAGAAGTCCAGAGCTTCGACATCGATGCCGTATTTTTCGGCGAGCTCAATTTTGTCTTTCAATGTCTCTACGTCTCCTTTCGTAAAATAGTGTGGGTGTATATCATCAACATCCTCATCGGATGATGTGACCAAATTAAAAGATGCCCTCAGATCATTCATCATCTCTGAGAGCTGCTCTTTATATGCCTTCTGCGAGAATACTTCAATTGCCGAATCCTCGAAGCATGGTTCGACTCCGATAGCAGTAAATGCTGTGAATTCGAAGTCGTTAATGTAATACAGTCCATCTTTCTTTTCCATATCATTAACAGAGATTTCCATGGACTGGTTGGTAATGCCGTCCTTTTTTATCTTCTGGTACGCAGCCTGTCTTTTCCAGAAAAGAGCTTCGGCGTACAGATACTCACGCTCGATACCGTCTGCGCCAGTGTAGTTCTCGAACCACACCTTTGCGCTTTCGGGAATAACACCGATCGGATCTGTAGTGTTGATAACCCGTAGGGCACCGTCTGAATCTTTCACGATCTCAATGTCGTGACCGCCTAGCTCGTCTGTGCTTATATCGTAGTTGCATACGATAGGGCAGTTATAAATGGACGGCAATGCCTTTTCAAAGCTGGCCTTTGAAATGAAAGATTTATTTCTGTTCGCGCCAGTGTATGCAATGCGGATTACACCAGCGTCAAAAGATTTATTCACTTCAGTCAGTTTTGAAACATCGGAATCGAACGTAAGGTTCATTACATTTGGCATGTGTGCACCTCCGTATTCCTTATGAATTCAGACTAACAAATGACATGACACTGGTCATGGCATATTGGTCTGATGGTAAATCTATATCCAGCAACACATCATTTTCGAAAAGATAATAATTTTTGTCGCCGTATATCAAGTTGAAACCCTGATCAATTAGTGCATCGCGGGCTTCATCAGTAAAAACTACAATAAATGGTTCTGTCATTGTTCTGCCTCAATGTTCGCCTCGCGGGAATCGCTAATCTCGCCAAGGCCTTTGGTCGGCCTACCCGCATCGCCATCAGTCGGGCTGTCTGTACTGGAACTACTGCTTGAACTGGCTGAACTCATCTGCGTTGAACTCACAAGAGGCTTGAAACGTGACTGTAAATTAAGCACAGTTGTCTCAAGGTACGACATTGAGTCCATCGCCATCTGGTCAAGCCCAGATGCCACGCAATAATAGCTGACCATTGGAATGCCAAACTGGCATGCCTTTAAATATGTCGCCAACATCTCGTCCCTGTTAAACGGTGAAATGTCAAGAATATTTAATCTGAAATTCTTTGCGTACGGACGTGATGCCAGATACCTGTTAATCGCGTCTGTGATCGACAGCACGATACCGTATGTAATTGCCTGGTCTGCCTTAATAGATAAGAGCAGTGCATTCGAACTTGCTTTTGCGTTATTAAACAAAAGCGACGATACACCAGACGCGGTGAACAGACTCTCTTCTGCTTCTGTTACTGTCTGCGTGTCACTCGTATTAGATCGCTCAAATGAGATCTTTTCCAGCGGCATCGGAGTCAGTACAGAACCGACTTCCTCTGGTAAAACGGCATCGAGGTTGCGCCAGAACTCTTCTGCCTTGTTTAAATCAATTCCCCAGTTACCTTCGTCATCAAGCGGAATTGTCATTGAAACAAGAGCATAGTTCTCGAGTGCAGCACGCTCGAGTTTGAGATCTTTAAACTCCTCGATATCAAATACTTCGCGCAACACGCCAGCGAAAGGCGGAATGGCGTATTCGATAATGTCTGAATTGCATTTAATCGCAAATGCATTCGGAGAATCTAAAGTGATCCAGCGATGGCGGAGCAGTCTGCCGCTCTGCTTGTAAATCTCGTACTTTGCTCTGAACTCATCAGGGAAGCTTTCAAGAAGTTCTTCTCGATTGGTAAAATAGCTAAAATTAAAAGAGACGTTAAAAACGTTCTCTTCAATTTCGCTAATTGCGCAATAGTCAGATGGGAGCTGGAGAATAGTAATTGCATTCGATGTTTCCCACAGATAACCATAGAATACATCTTCGCGTAAAACGACAGTTAAGATCTTTTTAAGCTGAGTCTTCAGGTTCATACTCTCGAGCATTTCGAGTGTGCGTCTATAGTTAAGGTTTACAATATTGGCGCTGGCGCGCTTTGGATCGATGCCGTATGGCTCGATCAGATAATCAATATCAGTCAGACCGACGAAGTACTGAATGATCCGTCGGAAATGTGAGCTGACCTGATAAATGTATCGAACTGCATCCCGAAGCTGCCGTTCGAATTTGTATGGATTAGCAAGCCACATGGCAATATCGTGCTTGCGATACCGCATAAAGAAATGTGGATGCCTCTGCCTATAATCGTTTAAGTCACGCAACAGAAGTGCCGTGACAGGACTTGAAAATTTAAATTCTGGGGAGGGCGACTTTCCTGATCCAAGCGGAATGAATGTGCTTGTGTCGGTCGCCATCTTTATATCTTTTTCCATGGCTTACCACGTGCCTCCTCTGTCTATATGTCTTCTTGGAGCTCTAATTTGATACATAGATGTCTCCGCTGCGCCTTTATTGTGTTTACGAGATTCTTTGATACCCAATTGAGTAGCAACATAATAGCAATACGCCAAAGATGAATAACGGTCTTTACGCATGCCAGTCTGTTCGTAGACACGGATACGCGAACCAACCTGCTCATGCTGTAGCTTAGTAAGCTCATTGATGAGAAGGGTGGTGTGAATGTATGGCATCTGCAGGGACATTTTCTCTGCAGGTGACAAGTTATTAAAACCCTTAAGGGTTGCCAGGTTCTCTTCTCCATCGTACTCATTGACGAGAAGCCTGATCCTGTTGTTGTGTAACGCATCACGCAACAGAACAGCACAATCCGAATTGAATTGCGCAGTTCCTTTAATTGACCAAATAACCTTTCTGGCTCCTGGGACGGTGCATCTAGCCGCCATGTTGTCGTCGTTACAACAAGATAGGGCAGGGTAGATCTCGCCCGTCTCCGGGTCGTCAAGGTCGCCTGAAAGTGCGTCGAAGACGCCAAGGCCTATACCATTCGTGTCGAGTACCAAATAATCACAACTGTATTCATCAAACAGCTTTCTAATTACCAGTGCTTGCTCTTCGGTTCTTAGTCCTTCGTATGCGTTGCCGTATACAATGCTATTTGAATATCTGCCAGCTTTCGTCGGCATCATTTGATCCATCCACACTGCTGTGGCGTCATTGTTATGTTTTGCTGATGACATCAGTGCAATATCCGCTGACAGGATACGAATTTCGCCATTTACCTTTGGAGGTATACGAATCTTCGAATTGTCCTTCAGCTTAAAAGATAACTTATCCGGCAGCATCGGATATTTAATATGCCGGTTGCGCACAATAGCATCATAGTTGAAGAAGTTACTGCCGCTTGCTCCGAAGAACAGTGCCTCCATTTCCATGGAGAATTTAATCTCACTGAAATCAGAATCCGCCATTTCATCTGCGACGAACTCGGGGTCAAGCATGCCTTCCGCTATTGGCAACTGGTACGGAAAGCTACAAACAAATTGCCTTCGCTTTGGATTGACCATTGCCTTGAGCGTATCGACACATTTCTGATATGCCCAATGCTCCTTCCAGTAGGCGGAGCTCAGGTACATTGTCAAGTTCTTTTCCTTACGCCACTCACGTTTCCGCTCTTCAGCCGATAAAGCTTTATAATCTGGCTGACGTGTCAGGGTCAGAAACTTTTTCAGGATAGTGTCGATTGTATCTTTGTTAACCAGTCTGAATTCATCTACGAGGACGACATTGGCTCTATTTCCTCTCGCTGATTCGCCGGCAGTGACTACCTTAATAACGCTCGTGTTCCTAAATGTAATAATTGCATTCGTTGCATTGATCCTAGTTTCCTTCCAGTCAATCTCCGCACGGAGCTCGGGTGATCGTGGCACGAGCTCCTGCGTTATCTTTTCAAGGACGTTAATTGACTGTGAACGCACCGAAGCTGCAATACAAACTCTGGTGCCGGGGTATAGAATACATCGCACGACACAGTAAATAGCACTTAGAAATGTTTTACCAAGACCACGGCTTGCAATGAATACCATGGTGGTACTCCAGAACATCATTACGAGAACGATGCGTTGGAAGAGATGTAAGTTGACATGGAGATATTGTTCAACGAATTTATCTACATTTTCACGATAGAATGCGCCCCAGAGTGCGGCGCCTTTAAGAACTTTATCACTCCTCGTCATCCTGCCGCTCCTCTTCCGCAGTGTCACTCAGCAGGTCGTCATATTCTTCTTCTTCATATTCCGGTTTCTGAACCGAATACTCTTCCATTGCCTTTTCGTACAAATCCGAGTAGGCATTTTTAATATCGAGCATCTTACACAGATGCCCCATCCAAGTAAATACGTACTTGCGGATGTGATTGACATCCTTCAGCTCTTCGTCCACTTCTGGCAGCGGTCGTTCGTTTTCATATCTGTACAGCCAAACGCCGAGAGGAACCTCGGCAAGTGCCTGAGCCTCGTCAGTCTTCTGTTGCTGAGCTGGCTTTAAATTTGCAGAACCCATCAAGCTATTCAGAATCTGGATATCCTTTTCGGGCGACTTCCCCTCAGCACGATCCCGTGCAATATCCAACTCGGTTAAGCAAATCTGTTTGACCAACATTTCTGTGGCAATATCAAAGGTGCCATTACCACGCCACTCCTCGTACCTCTTCTGGAGGGCGTCATAAGACTCGGCATCGAGTCCATCGCCCCAGAATTCAATCAGCGCCGGATCGATCTCAATTTGTTCAGGCTCCGGCTCCGGGTCTGGCTCGGGTTCTGGCGCGACGATCTGCTCCTCAATGGCAACAGGTTCTTGTTCGTCTTCAACGATGCCGAACTGCCACATCGTATTTTCTTTAATCAGCGTATCGTCATAACTCATACCCATGTATCGCTGCTGGTTAAGCTTGGCGATATACTGATCGATTAGTGTTCTTGGAACGGACTTCGCGACCACAGATTGATAAATCGTCTCATCATAATAGAGATCAAGCTTACGGCAAACCTGCCTGATCGCGTCTTCCGGTTTGCGTGCCTGCTGGAAGTATTGAGTGTACATTGCGTCAACGCAGTTCTTACAGACACTCAACGTTCCAATACCTCTATACAGGGCACCATAGCATGTTGCGAAGTTGCCCTTACGTTTTGGATACCGTGTGCCGCATCTAGTGCAGACTGCGCCTTCTCCATTAGCGACACTACTGATATCTAAAGCCATTACTCTTCGCCGTCCTCTGATTCGTCATCGTCGTCTTCGGCGAGACCGAGGGGAAGGGTGATAGCACGCATATCTTCAATAGATGTTCCATACACTGCGGCACTGTTCTTCATGTCACAGCCGGGAACGAATTTAACAGTATATCTATCTGGGATGTCAATTGTGCCGTCACTGTTGAAATCCTTGACAGAAATGTGTTTGAGATGCCTCAGCTTGAATGCGCCGAAGCCCAATAAATTTACCTGCTCGCCACGCTTAATTGCTTCATTGATGACGAACAGCATTGCATCGATGATGGCCTCAACGTCCGCAATGTTAAAATGCACACCACGGCCTTGCTGAGTTACTGAAAACTTTTTAGAGTTTCCTTCATCATCAGAAATATAAAAGACATGCTTCTTTGCCGGCATGTCTTTGCGAACATCGTTGCGTTTCAGAACGGCGGCGACGTCGCGCACTAATCCACTCTTATTCATACCTTTCACTCCTGAAAATTAAATTTCATCAAATCCACGCTGCTTCGGTGCGGTGATTCCGTCGGCAGTAAAATACATGCCAAGCTCTTCATCAGCTCCAAGGTCGTTATAAATAGACACCATTGAAATATCTTCCCATCCGATGTACTGCTGTATAACCGAGTCTGGAATTCCCGCACGCTTAAATGCACTCGTGCAGAAGTGCCTACAAGCATGGAAATAAAAGTCTTCGCCTAAAATTTTGGTGAAGCCATCTGTCCAACCGCTGAGGGCGCTGGACGCCAAATGCTGAGAAGGGTTGGCTGGGTTTGGAAACAGCCATTCACTGTCAATACCTTTCTGCTCTCTAAATGCAAGCCAGTTCTTTAGGTACGGATCAAACTGTTTGGCCAAGGTGAAGCAATTAAGCATCTTTCCACCAACACCGCGTCCCTTCGTTTTTATCGGATCACTTTTATACAGAGCGCCATCACACACAAGGTGGCTCTCATCAAAGTCAGATACCTTAAACCTAACAAGCTCAGATTTGCGTCTGCCTGAATATACCGCCAGAGCAACCGCACAGGCGCGGTCATAGTATTTATGCTCGGTGAGGTATGACAGCAATTCCTTGATCTGATCCTCGCTGAACACCGACTTCTCACGCACTGGTTGATTGGCCGGACTTTCAATCTTATTAATAATGTTTCTAAACTGCGGGAACTCATCGTCCATCACGTTCTCGATGAAGTTACTCAAAGAGGACAATGCCGCTTTGAGTCTTCTGACACGTGCCGGGCTGTTCCCGTTTGTGTTAAGCAACCAGTTCTGATATGCAACAACATTTCTCTTAGTCCATTCGACGAAGAACTTATTGTTGTTGAACTGGAGATTCCAGACAAAGGCAATGCGGATATCATATATATACTGTTCTATCGTCGCATTACTTCGTTGGAGAGATCGTAAATAATCAACAAACTCATTGAGCAGTTGTATGTTGTCGGAGTTAACCTGGGCGAGTAACTCCGGTGTCACAATATCATTGTGCTTGGTCTTTCTTGCCACAGGTACACCTCCGTTATTCTAATGGTTGCAGGGGATGGAATCGAACCAACAGCCACCGGGGTATGAACCCGGGAATCTACCACTGATATACCCTGCCATGTAAAAAGCAGACCGAAGCCTGCTGTTAATGTAATTCAATTCTATATTCGGCATCGACACCATGTGTCGGGTTGACTACTAACAGTAACTGAGAAGGGGTGGAATACAATCTCTTCCCATTCGCATAGTCGTCTGCGCCACAAAGAGAACCGCAAATCACGGATGTCACCCCGAGCTCCTCAAAGCTCTCCCTGTGATGTTTATCACCAAGGATGACATATTCTATGTTCCTGCCAAACCGCTTGCTAAACAGCGTGGCAAGAAGTCTGGGGGCCTGCTTGACATTGTCGATGTCGCCATGCGCTGCGACGATATCATGACCCGC